TCTCCTTATACTTACTCCAATCGTCTTGGACTTTCTGGAACTCCTTTGAATGAAGCACTCATTACTCTTCATCAAATTCTTCCTAAGTTTCAGAAAGAAAACAAACTTCAAAAAGTTCAGTGTATTGTTCTGACTGATGGTGAAGCAAATCAACTCGTTCATCATAAAGAAGTCAAACGCCAGTGGGAAAAGAATCCATTCCTTGGAACTGGATACATTAATCCAATGAACACATTTCTTCGCGATCGTAAGTTGGGAACTACCTATAAAATTGGATATGGGTATCATGAATTTACTGATGTTCTTCTCAGGAATCTGAAGGATAAATTTTCTTCTATGAACTTTATTGGTATTCGTGTACTTGAAAGTCGCAACTTTAGTCGGTTTGTTCAAATGTATCATTCACAACTTGACAAACAGTATGAAAAAATTCAAAGTGATTGGAAAAAAGTGAAGAGTTTTACTATCACAAAGTCTGGTTATGATGCGTACTTTGGAATGTCTGCGACAGCACTATCTCAGGATACTGAGTTTGAAGTTGCTGAAGATGCAACCAAGTCTCAAATCAAATCCGCATTTGTAAAGTCTCTTAAGACTAAAAAACTAAATAAAAGGGTATTAGGAGAATTTATCTCTTTAGTTGCATGAGAACATACAGAGAGTTCATTGATGAAGCTGGTGATTGGTGGCATCCAGACCCCCAAAAAGACGCCGCTATTAGTGGTGCAGCAAACAAAATGAGAGCCCGTGAAAACCGTGGTCAAGATACCTCAGCGCAAACAAAACCAGATTATAGTAATCGTCTAAAACCTGGTGAGACTTACATGCAATTTGCTAAGCGTAAAGGTAAAGTTACTGTTCCATCAACAAAACCATCAATTAAAGATAGGATAAAAAGTAAACTTGGTAGTGTAATTGATAAAGTTGCTGGTATCAAATAAGCAAAGCACTGAGGACAGTTTGGAAACTGTCTATGGGGTCCTAAACGGACCCCTTTTTGTTCTATAATGACTGAGTTGAAACAAAGCAAACGAATGGCACTCTCCTCTGACTACATCCGCACTTCCCTTCAGAACCTATATGGAAACACCATCACCGGTGCTGATATTCGTGCCTGGTGTAATCTGAACGATGCTAACTATCAAACTGTAACTAAGAAACTTGATCAATTCAAAGTTGGTCGTGGTAAATGGAATCTTGAAGTGACTCAACAAAAAGTAGAAGAAATCGAACGTACTTTCCAAGCACCGTCTGTGGTTCCCCCTGTAGAGCAAAATCTTATCCCTGATAAAGATGATACCTTCGTCAAGTTTGGTAATTTTGGCGATATTTACAAAATTATCAAGTCCCATCTTTTTTACCCTACGTTCATTACGGGTCTGTCGGGTAATGGCAAAACGTTTTCTGTTGAGCAAGCGTGTGCTCAACTTAAGCGCGAATTGATTCGCGTAAACATTACAATCGAAACTGATGAGGATGATTTGATTGGTGGTTTTCGCCTTGTTAATGGTAACACTGCTTGGCACAATGGTCCTGTTATTGAGGCACTGGAGCGAGGAGCAATCCTTCTTCTTGATGAGATTGACCTTGCTTCTAACAAGATTCTGTGCCTTCAATCTATCCTTGAAGGAAAAGGTGTCTTCCTGAAAAAGATTGGTCGTTGGGTGAAACCTTCTGCTGGTTTCAACGTGATTGCCACTGCCAACACCAAAGGTAAGGGTTCTGATGATGGTCGCTTCATTGGCACCAACGTGCTCAATGAGGCATTCCTAGAACGCTTCCCCGTGACCTTTGAGCAGTCTTATCCTGCCCCTGCTACGGAGCAGAAGATCCTGGAAGGCATCGCTCTGGACCTTGGCGTGGAAGAACGTGACTTCTGCAAGCGTCTGGTGGATTGGGCAGACATCATTCGCAAGACCTTCTACGATGGTGGTATTGAAGAAATCATCAGTACACGCCGTCTGGTCCACATCATTCGTGCCTATAGCATCTTCCAAGATAAGGCAAAGGCAATTCAAGTGTGTGTGAATCGTTTTGATGACGAAACCAAGCAAGCATTCCTTGAACTGTATGACAAGGTGGATGCTGACTTTAAAATGCCTGAAGGTGAGTATGTAACTTACGACCTTGACCAACTACCTCAATCCTGATAGAATGTGAGGAGATAAAACTATCTCCTCTTTTTATTATGGATGAGCATCCTTATTCAATTAATGATTTTGAAATTATGCCTGACTTGGCTAAGTATGAGTTTTCTATTAACTCTAATGATACCATTGACATTAAAAAACAACCGTTGATTATGAACGAATCTACTAATAACTTCTGGAAATATAATGAGGATAAAATTCTAAAACAACTTGAAGAATATATTAAAGGTACATATCGACAGCATTATGTTGACCGAACTGGTGGTGGTAATGAACAAACTCTTGATAAAATCAAACACAATCGTCGTGAAGGATTTTGTGCTGGTAATGTAACCAAGTACATTGATCGTTATGATACAAAAGGAACTCCCCGAGCAGACCTTTTTAAAGTTCTTCACTATACTATTCTTCTGATTAACCATCTCAACCTTATTGAAAACAATTGATTATGAAACTCTCCGATAAAACCCTGACCTTGCTGAAAAACTTTTCTTCCATTAATCAATCAATTTTGTTTAAGGAAGGTAGTTCGCTACGGACAATTAGCGTTATGAAAAACATTCTTGCTGAGGCAACGATTGAAGAAGAATTGCCTAAGGATTTTGGCATCTATGATCTGAACCAGTTTTTGAATGGACTTAATCTTCATCAGAATGCAGATCTTGATTTTCAAAATGAAGGTTATGTTGTAATTAAGGAAGGAAAATCACGATCCAAGTATTTTTTTGCAGATCCAAATGTAATTATTATTCCTCCAGACAAGTCCATCTCTCTTCCTTCTGAGGATGTTTGTTTCATTCTAGATACTAAAGAATTGGATAAACTCCTTAAAGCTTCTGTAGTTTATCAACTTCCCGATCTGTCTGTTGTTGGTGAAGCAGGTGTAGTGAAACTGGTTGTTCGTGATAAAAAGAACGATACATCCAACGACTTCTCTGTTGTCGTTGGTGAGACTGATGAAGTATTCACCTTTAATTTTAAAGTGGAAAATCTTAAAATTTTGCCAGGAACTTACGAAGTAGTTATCTCTCAGAAACTTCTTTCTAGGTTTAAGAATACTGGTTTTGATGTTACATACTATGTCGCGTTGGAACCTGACAGTACCTTTGGGTAATTGTCATTTGAGAAAGTTCTTATTGATAAATAATATTAGTTAGAACTTTCTCAAATGTATTGTTTAGAATGTAACTCTCCTCTTAAAAAAAGACAAACAAAATTTTGTTCTCGCAAATGTATGAATGTTTATAATGCTCGTATATTTAAAGAGCAACATAAAGAAGATAATCCAGAAAAGTGGAGAGTTTGTGATGTATGTAATGAAGAAAAAAACATATGGCAATTTTCTTTATTAGACAAAACAAGAAAGACAACAACAGAAAGAAAAACAATTTGTAAAAATTGCTCTGCTGCACTTAATGAAAAAGAAAGAAGAAATAGAGATTGGAAATATAATGCTTGCAAAGTTTTATTGAGTAATGCAAAACAAAGAGCAAAAAAATCAAACATAGAGTTTAATCTCACAAAAGATGATATTAATATTCCAGATACTTGCCCAGTATTTGGATTTCCCCTAAAAAGAGAAGAAAGAGAAACTTGGATGTATGCTCCAAGTATTGATAGAATTGACAATACAAAAGGATATATTAAAGAAAATATTATTATCGTCAGTAGAAGAGCAAACATCCTAAAAAAGGATGCTACAATTGAAGAGTTGAGAAAACTTGCAGATTATTATGAACATTTTTGTGACGCATAAATTTCCGGCAGAAAGTGCAATAGTACTTCCGGACAAATTAATAGTGAAGATGCCTGTTGAAGCTTGTCAGATGCTTTCTATCGTGGCATCAGAGAAGTGGGGGCATGGATACGGAACTCTCCCTAAGGCAGACGGAACCCCCTATAAGACCGAAAAAGGAGCATTCCGCAATCATCCCTGCACCAAGTGGGCACTGGAGAGTATCCAC